CTCAACGAGCCGACAAGGTAGCTGCGTGTCGAGTTACTTCCTCCTGATGTTGTTTGTGATTTCATTCCTTGTCCTTCTGAGCAGTTGTCAAGTGCTCAATAGTAAGTAGCAAAGATAGGATTTTGTCCCGATCAATACCGAAGATTGACCTTCATCCTTCGCTTGTAGTTGTATATCTCCTCAATTAGTGAGATGTACTGCTCCCGATCCTTGCAATCTGTCAGAGCTGAAGGCTGGAGCTTGACCTTCTGCAAGAACTCTGTGAACTCAAACTGCTCCTTGTCCATCAAGTCCAGGAGAGCGTAGATAAAAGCTCTTCTCTTGTAGCCTTTGTATATGCCTTTGAACAGACTGATCTTGTCAGCCTTCGCTCTTGCTTCTCGCAAGTGAGTGATTCGGAACTTCCCTCTCCGGAACTTGTCGATGACTTTGCCATTGCCTGAGTTGTAGCCTGTCAGCATTGACATGGTTTCATTGTGTCCGAAGTCGTATCGTTCCTTGAACTCCTTGTACTTCTGATATTCTCTGTTTCCGAGATTGCAGTATCCTTCGAGATAGTCATCAGAGTTCCAATTCTTGGAGTTCCGGTTGAGTATCTGAATTTCGTTCAGTCCGTAGCCTTTGCAGACCACATACCTAACAGGAAGGCCAAGCTCCTTGATTGCCGTGAACCTATGCTGGCCGTCAATAATCTCGTGGTTCTCGTTTACCGTTATCACCGTGAAAAGATAGTTCTCCTTGATTGACTCCTTGAGCCTCCTCAGATGGAGCTTGTTGATGTTTCGATTTCCGTCCAACGTTTTGAAGGTCGAGTAATCTCTTGAAGTGTGAACTTGGCTCGTTGCCATTGGTTCGTTGTTGTGATTTATCATCACTTATTGAATTTAAAATTTGCCTACTCTGAAAGGTTTTCAGCTTCCCCTATCGCTTTAAATAATTCATAAGCCACTTGCGGAACTATCGCGTTTCCGTAGGCTTTGATTGACTCGTTTCTCCATTTAGGAAAGGTAATTCCGTCCAGCCTTTCGGGAAGCCCATCATCTCCGCCACAAATCGGGGATTCAGTTGGGAACTCTTGCCAGCTTGACTGAATGAATCGGGAAGAGAATTGTTCTCCTTCCTCCCTGATTCTTGGAGTGCTTCCTTGCTCCTCGCTCCTTTGTAATCTCTCGATGCTGGAGTCGGTAGCATTCCCTTCATCATCACCCCTGGAAGATCGTGAGCTTCTCCCTTGTAGCTCCGACCTTGTGCTCCTTTCCAATCTCTGCTCTGTGGAGTAGGCAACAAACCAGCATCTGTCTCTCCTATGGGGAGCATCTTTGGCACAAGCTGGAATAATGAACGTCTGTACTTCGTACCCTTCAGTCTCCAGGTCAAGGTGCACTTGTTCGAAGACCATTCCCCCATCAATACTGAGGATACCAAAGACATTCTCTGCGATGACGAATTTTGGCTTAATCTCTTGAACTGCTCTAAGCATTTCGTGCCACAAGTAGCGTTCATCATCTGTTCCTTTCCGCTTTCCAGCTTGGCTGAATGGTTGGCATGGGAATCCTCCGGAAATAATTTGAACTGATCCTTCATATTTTCTAAAGTCTGTTTTGGTAATGTCTGAGTAGCTATCTGCTTGAGGGAAGTGATGCTTGAGCACCTTCTGACCGAACTCATTCCACTCACAATGAAACACGTTCTCCCAGCCCATCCATTCAGCAGCAAGGTCGAAGCCTCCAATTCCTGAGAAGAGCGAGCCGTGTCTCATTGCTCGTAAAGTTCTCCAGCCTTAATCCAGGAGAGCTTGTGCTCCTTTGAATCCCAATCAGCTCGGTAGCCGAACTCATTGAGCATAATCATCAGGTCTTGTCGAAGGTCAGAGTCATACTTGATCCAATCCTCCATTGCCTTCATTGCATGAATAACGGTTGAGTGATGCCTGTTGAATATCTTCCCGATGCCCTCCATCGTGAGATTATTCGAAACTACTTTCTTCTTGATGCTCCAAAAAATACAATAGCGGAGCATCTTCAAGTTCTGAACTCTTGATCCTCCCTCTGCTGCACTTCTCTCAAGCTCGTAATACTTGCACCAATAGTCGATCAGATCATCAACGTCCTTGATTGTCTCTTGTGCTTGCACTTCAATCTTCTTTAACTTGTGAAGTATCACCGCCTCCTCCAGCTCGTTGAGTAGAGGCTCGTGGTTGTCAATTATTCGCTTATAAATTTCGTTCATTTCAAAAGGTCTTTGTAGTGTTTAATCATTTCAATCAGTTCCGCGTCCGAGAACTTTGAAGTTCTGTTACTCTTCCGTAGCAGCTCGTCAGCCTTTCCTGGATGATACTTCTGATCAATGTAGATGCTCATCTCATATTGTCGGCCTTGCTTCCACATATTGCAACCTTGACATTGAGCGTGAACGTTCTCCTCTTCCCAGCGAGTTGAGTATTTGGATCGACTCATAAAGTGTCCAGCTTGCATCTCCTTGATTGGCTTTCTGACTCCGCAAGTTGCACAAGTGCAAAGCTCGTTCTCGGAATCTCGTTGTCGGATGAATTTGCTGAACACCGAATCCAGCTCCTTCACAATTCTGCTACGGCTTCTTTTCTTCATAGTCCACAATATCCTGAGTCGCACTCGTTGAAGTCAGAGTCGAAGAGTTCAATCTGAGGATTCCAATTTATAACCTCGGAATATCTGCAATCAGATTTGAATGTTGCTTTATCAGTCTCCTGATCTGCAAACCATTGCATCTTATTAGGCATCTTTATGCTCATTTTTTTAAGCAATAGAGGACTCCTCCAATGGCATCCTACGCAGTTATTCATGTAAGCAAATCTTACAGGCTTGTTATTCCAATAGTGCTCAATTTGATCCTTGTACATATTGTCCTCAATTAATGGAAACTCAGGCTTGCAGTATCTGACTTGTTGCCAGCTATTCCTTCCATCCTTGAGCTTTGCAAATGTCGCTTTGACTTTGGTAAAGCCTTGCTCATCTACTTTGTCTAACATTCTCTGAGCTCGTTTCGTTTCATTAGCTCGGTATCCGAAGCGCATTATAACAGGCTCTTGCACTACATTATACATCCAATGCAGTATTGGCATAGTCTTTAAATCAGTAGTGCAATATCGAGCCATCTTGTTAGGCAAATACCCACCATGATTCTTAATGATTTGCTCAAATGTCTCTCCGCTTGTCCAAGTAATTGGCCTCCCGATATACTGCTCCAAATCAAGCATAGTGTAGATAATTGTATCATCTTCAGCTGTTCCAATGAACGGAGCTTGAATCCTATCCTCAACCTCGAGCCGAATCTTCTCATCAGGAAACTTGCAATCTTCTATCCTGACCAAAGCAAATACATCATAATCCGCTGGATAGTTCGCTGCGATGTAGCTGGATGTTTTACCTCCGCTTAGTGAGTTGACCGTTTTCATTGCGATAGCCATTGATGTTCCTCGTGCAGTTGAACGGTCAGAGCATCGACAACCATCTGCTGCTGCCGTAACCTTTCCGATAAGCTCTTGAGACAAGTCTCCAACTCCTCCAGCGTATCAGCTACGAAGTAACCTTTCGAGCTGGAGCAGAGTGCTGAGATGATTCCCTTCACTCTGATTCTGCTGATCATCTTCCTCAGCTTCACAGGAGTCAGCTTGTAGCCGTTGAGCCTTCCGGATAAGTTCACCTTGTTGCAGATTTCAGTTCCTGTGATGGCCTTGTCCTTGCCAATCTTGGAGCGAAGTCCAGCCACAATTAGCGGCAGAACTTCTTGCTCCTCGAATTGGTTTAAGTCCTCGGTTATCTTCTCGAAGCCTGTCAGCATCAGAAGGGAGCGTCATCGTTCGCCATCTCCTGACTTGGAGCAGAATCTCCAACTGTCATGTTGACCTTCCAAGCTACGAGCTCGGTGAACCATCTGTCCTTCCATTGTCTGCTTTCGATGTTGAACATGATTGACACCTGATCTCCGACCTTGTGGTTGAAGCTCTCCATTGCCTTTCCGAATAGGGTAAAAGCGTAGTGAACTTCCTTGTCGTTGTAGCCATCGTTATTCTTGATGACCAGCTCGGCCTTCTTGTATTCCTTGCCAGCATTTGAGACTCCTGACTTGTCTTGATACGAAACTATTGTTCCTGTAATGTCCATTATTTAGTTGTTAATTGGTTATAAAATTCGTTGCACTCTGTGATTCTGTTCTTGATCTGCTCCCAAGCATCCTCGCTCCATTCAATCTCGAAGGTCTTGACTCTAAGCTCAAGAGGAACTTGTCCGAAGGTCATATTCATCCTGACCTCAGCCTCTGCCTCTTCCGAGAGTTCTCCTCCTCGATAGGCCATTGAATCAAGCTCTCGTTGGATGAGATGCTCCGGAGTATCAACAAGGCAATAGTCGAGGAACGCTTTCCGCTTTCCTGTCAGAGCCATGTAACCCATGAGCTGCCAATAGTAGTCCTTGTTCGGAATGTCATCATCCAGCAGAGGAAAGGTATCAACACCCCATGAGCATTTGATGTCTCGAACCGAGTCCTCAAGGATAAGATCGGGAGTTCCTGTCAGGTAGTCATTTGAGAAGTGCTCCTCGTTCTTGACTGCCGCAAACGGATCAAGCTCGTATCTATCAGCAACCAAGTCAATAGCTGCATCTTCCATTATTATACCCTTGTCGAGATACTTGTTTGAGAGCACTCTCCGCACTCCCAACATCTCCTCCTTGACTATCTGCTTGATACAGGATTGAGCCGTCTTTGAAAGCTCTCCTTTTTTTCTTGAGTTGGTCATCACTTGACCAAGTGAGCTGCATCTGATCCTCATGAGTTCTCAGCGTTTGAGGCTTTCACAATCTCCTTCCAAGTCGAGTCTGAAATCTCAACGTGCTCAGACATCTCTATTCGGCTCATGCCTTCCGCATATCGGGCCACGCAATGCTCGAACATCTTTGTTCCTTTCTTGATCTCCTTCTTGGTTGTCTCCTGAGCTACTTGCTTTCCAGCAGCATCAGTATCGTCATCAGTTACGATTCCGAGCAGAGAACTCAGAGCATATCTTCGATAGTAAGTGATAGCAGAGCCGTCAACTTGAAACTGGTTCATTCCTTTCAGACTGACTCCTTTCGGAATCTCAATTTGAGAGAACTCAATCTCTCCTGTTGGGATGTGGACGAGCTTAGTCATTATCGATCTGCCGTCCAATGGCTGCGAGATTACGAGCTTATGCTTCTTGAGCAGAGGATTAATAACCTCCATGATTGAAGGAAGATCAGCGTACTTGTAGCCGTAGCCTTTCGCTCCTTTGTTGATTGCTGGACATTCCTCTTGAAAGTCCGAGAGTGCACTCCATAGAGTTGCTTTGGTTGTCTTTTTTTCCATAATAGACTTAGTTAATGATTTCGGTTAGTGGTTGATAATTGATTCCGCGTTCACGTAGGAACTCGGCAGTAATTCGGTAGATGCTTTCTGCATCGATCCGCCTGTTCGGACGGTAGTTAGACAGGCAATCGACTAC